CGTTCCATCTGGAAGTAGCAACTGACTTGGATAGCCGTAAACGTTCGCTATCTGTCTTTCAAGGTCTTTGTTAAAGTCCAATATTTGCAAATCAACAGGACTAAGGCCAATTTGAAGCCACTTCACATCTGCCGGAGTTACAACAATACCGCCCGCATTGTGGACACCCACATGGTTTTGCCTGAGTTGAGCGTTGATAGCCACCGATGGACCATCTGTTAATGCAGGTGGTCGATCTGTCTGAGATGCTGCATTTCCAGATATGATACCACTTGGCCCCATATTAGCAAATAGATTGCCTTGAGCCGTGTCTGAATATCTTTTCTGGCTTATATTACTTTTAGAAGAGGCTAAAGGACTCAGGCCCCAGAAACTAGATTCATAACCTTGAGTTTCCGATACGGGATTAAAGTACTTGAAATGGCTTATTTGAGAATTAGGAATAGTTTGGTTGTAGGCATAAGTAACCGCATAGCCTTCGATAGGATTAGTTCGATCACCTGACAAAACAGGCTTAACGCAAGGTGAAGGAATTGACCACAGTTCGACCGGTTGCGTAGCTCTAGATCCAATTCCCGGAACACTTGCATACTCAATCGCATTTCCCGTTATAAGTAGATATGCGAAACTAGCCTCCCTTAATTCCCTGCCTGACATGATCGGGTTCGGGTTTTCGATAAGGTCTAAAAATGGGTGATTGTCTATTTGTTCAAAGGCCTTTGTTTTCAGTTCTGCCAATCTCTGAGCTTGATCTTTGCCCTTGAGATACTTTCGCATGGTGAAATACTTTTCAGAAGCTCGCTTGTCTTTAATTCTCATGACTTGCGGAGTCGCATCTGAGGCCTTTTCCGCTAACTTCATGACTATGCTTTGAATGATCGGAATGGCCTTAAAAGCCTTATCAATAAAGACTGAATCATTGATATCATAAGGCTGAAATATCCCTTGAATATGTTGCCATTGAATGCCAACGGGCAAACCTAGTTCCTTTTTTCGAGCTGTAAAAGCCTTGAATAAATTCATACGGTCAAATTTACGAAAATAATTTATATTTAACTTTTCGCATTAACTACCCGATAACCTTACCACCAACTACCACAAAGCCGTTAGACTTCTTCTTTAATCCTATGATCGCATAATATCTGAGAGCATCAATAGCATGATTCCAATTATCTATCGGCTTATTTATTTTAGTTCCTGACCTATCAACACTCCACGTATAATTTCTTAGTTCTTTAATAAGGTTAATAGAATTTGTTGTTATTCTTAATCTTTGTTCCTGTAATATAGAGATACCAAAGTTAATCGAGTCAGCCCCTTTGATGGTTGCCTGACAATTAAAACCAGACCTTCTAATTTCCTCTATTGTTTTCGGTTCGGCTGAATCTGCATAAATCGGTAGTCTTGGATCTACTTTCTTAATATTCATTTCCCTAACTATATCGGAATTCAATAAGCCTGTCTTATAAATCAATTCATCTACTATGATTTCCCTATCATATCGGTAAACAGCAACCAAAGCCGTAGGATCATTGGAATATCCGAAGTCCATTCCATAGCCTATCAATTGAGAATCTTTGGGAACTTCGCCTATCTGATCCCAATTCGAGAAAATAACACCTTCCAAGCTACCCACCATTCCGAGGCCATAGACCCGCCACCAATTAGACCAATATTGAGATTTGATATTAGATTCTTTGAATAGGTCCGGTTCCTGAATGTTATGAAAACCTTTCGCTAATGCTTTCTCAATCTCCCTGACTATCGACTCAGCTAAGGCCGTATTGTCCTTATAAGTCAAAACCAATTCTTCTACATCCGGGTCATCTTTCAGCTCCGTATGTGCCCAGAATTCATGCGTAGGGTTAAAGTCTAACCAGATTTCTACATCGGTTCTAATTGCTAATTGATGGTAGGTTTCAAATGAGATATTATTACACTCATTTATGTAAAGAATGTTTCTTCGAGGTCCCCTGACTTTGTCCTCCTGGTCGGCCGAAAAGAATTCAATATAAGAGCCGTTACCGAATGTATAAGTCAATAGAGTTCTTGACCACCTTTCATCATTGTAGCGATTGGTAGATTTCATGATCTTTAGAAAGTCCTTCATCGCTCCCTTTCTCAAGTGAGGCAAAGATTCAGAAACTACTGAGATTTCAAGTAATGGTGACTTTGTAGCCCTATTGATTAGAATAGGTAGAATGCCGAAGGTTTTGCCTTATTGTGCCCCTCCAATTTCTCAGAGGGGCTAAACACCTGCTGAAGTGCCACCGGGAATCTTTTTGATTCTCTTAGATAGCTTCAGCAGTTTAGTTATGGCTGGAGTTCTTTTAAACATATTTATATTCCCATTTAAAACCGTACGCAGTTTTGTATCTTTTTTCGTTTTTACAGCACTTTATAATTCCAAAAGTATTAAATCCCAATTCCCTTTTAACTTGCTTTATTGATTCCCAACTTTTAACAAAGTTACCATTTAAATCTAATTGATTAATTGGAATACTTTGAACATGATCCTTACCTTTTCTAACTTTCTGAAGACCTAATCTAAAAGCATGTTTTTGATTTTCACTTGAAGTGACCCATTCAAGGTTTAAATAATGATTGTTTTCTTTGTTTCCATCCTTGTGATTTACTTCAGGGTAATTATTTGGATTGTCTACAAAATGCAAAGCTACTAACCTATGAATAGATAAATGAAACTGTTTTCCGTTATTACATAGCTTAATTCCTACATATCCATTAGGCTTAATCCTGTTTTTCATAAGTCTTTTACCTAACGATCTTCTAATAGAAGAAACTTTCCCGTTTTCGGATATTGAATAAATACCTTCAAACCCTTTAATTTGTCTAAATGTCATAGACAAATATAATCATTTTAAATTAGTTTTCCTAGTAGGCTTGACTACTTATAAGAAGGATTGATTCTCTTAGATAGCCTGAGTAATTTGGTTATTGCCGGAGTTCGTTTGAACATCTTTATTCCTCATCATTGAAAAGCGGCATTTCCTGAATCACTTTACTTTCAGTCTTATCAACTAGCCCGTTAAGCCTCTGAGTAATAGAAGGATTGTATATTCCTGCCATGCCTCCTTCGATCTGATCTTGACGGATTGCGGACCTTATACGTGAACAGATGCCCAAAAAATCGGAGTAAGCGTCTCCCTGATTAGAGAAATATTGATCTATTCCATCAATAACACCACTTTCATAGAGGTAATTATCAAAGCCTTCCAAAGTCAATGGCCTTTCCTTTTTCCGATCAACAGCCATAGCCATACCACCTACCCAATCACCTACTTCGATTGGATTGGATTTGGTATGTTTCCTATAATCCTGGAATAACTCCCACATCTTCTCAGGACTTTCAATCAGCTTGAATCTACCCATAGGACAAATTTACGAAAATAATTTAAAAATATTTGATGGTAATCCTTGCTTTATAAAACATAACCGATTACATTTACATCATACTAATAAACGAAACGGAATTATGAAAAACACAACCTTTGCAATCGTATTAACCATCGCAGGATTAATCCTAGCGTTCGGAGTTTATTTCACAAGTCAGAACCTTTACATCTACTAATATGACTATCGAATTTCAGATCAAACGACACGAAAGATGCCTTGAGATACTTCAGGCCATCCAATCCCTGAAAGTCAGAAGACAATGCAAGCGGGATAGCTTAAAAGGTATCATGGGTACTTTTACCTCATACCGTAAAAAGCTAGAAAACGATATTGATACGCTAGATAAGTGTATTGTTAAATTGGCCAACAAGTACAAAAACATAAACTAAAATGGAATTTAAGAAAGATCACTTTGAAGACGTGCTAATCGGCACTAAGTATTACAGTATTGAATGCACCGTTCAATACTTGGTGCACCAATGCAGGGGAGACTATTGGACACCTGGTGACTATCAGGTTGAGATATATGATATTGTAATCGACTTTCTACAATATTACGACGATGACTTGGATGAATGGGTTGATTGCACCGACTTATCGGTAGTACCGGAAATCAAACAATATATCGAGGAAAACTTTAAAGAAGACTAATCATGGCAATTGTAACAGAGAATAATTGGACAGTAGAAGTAAACGGAATGTTATCCGTTGAATTTGAAACGGTAAAACACAATGGTATTTTATCAAAAGTAAACATCAGAATTGACTTGGATAATTACCTATGTTCATGGCATTTGTACGGAATTACTTTGGTTTATGAAAATAATCAACTTACAAAGGAATGGCTGAGATTAGAGGCTTTACTCGGATCTAATTTCAAGCCTGTTGAGGATAGCTTAAAGAAATATTTGAACGGTAACTTAACAAACGACAACTAGATGAAAGCATTAATTAATATCCAATCGGAGTTAAAGGCTCCAAAGAATCAGTTCAACAGCTTCGGGAAATACAAGTACCGAAGCTGTGAGGATATCTTAGAGGCTTTGAAACCTTTATTGAAAATCCATGAATGCACTTTGACTATTCATGATGAAGTCAAAGAATGCGGAGGTCTGGTATTCATTGAAGCAACGGCTAGCATTTCCAATGGTGAGGAAAGCCGAACGGTAACGGCTCAGGCAGGAATAGATGTAACACGTAAAGGAATGGATGCAGCGCAATGTTTCGGAGCTTCTTCGAGTTACGCTAGAAAGTACGCTCTTAACGGTTTGTTTCTGATTGATGACACTAAGGACCCTGATGGATCAAACGACCACGGGGCGACAAAGCAGGAACTAACTCCTAAGCATCCTAAATGGAATGGGGCTAAGGAATCAATCAAAAAGAAAGAAGTAACGATTGAGCAAGTGAAGAAAGTTTATATTTTAACATTAGAAAACGAAAAATTACTTACAAATGGAATTTAAAATCAGAGCATCTGGAGTTAGTCAAATCATGACTAATGGAAGATCAAAGTCAGAGCCTTTAGGGCAAACTTGCAAGACCTATTTACAGGATTGGTACAAAGAGCAGGTTTACGGATTTAGAAAAGAGATAAAATCAAAGTACCTTACTAAAGGGTTAATGATGGAAGACGAAGCGATTGAATTCTATTCGATAGCTAAAGAAGTTGATTTCATGATTAAGAATCTAGATCATTTCTCAGATGAGTTTTTCACAGGAACACCGGATTTGATTCATGGGGGAATTGTTTACGATTTTAAAACATCATGGGATGCCTATACATTCCCGTTATTCGATACCGAACCAGATAAAGGATATTGGATGCAGTTGCAAGTCTATATGCACCTTACAGGCATTAAAAAAGCTAAGTTGGTTTATACCTTGCTTAATACACCTGAGTTCCTAACTTATGAGGAACCGATTAACTATGATCATTTAGACTTCAATCTAAGAATCAAAGAATTTGATTTTGAATATGATCCGGAATTTATTGAGTCAGTTAAAGAGCGTGTTTTGGTATGTAGGGAATACTTAATGAAGTTGAAATGATCGGAAAGATTAAAGTACAAATTAGAGCTTTATTTGACCAAGGTTATACGAAGAGACAGATGGCCGAGGAATTAGGGATTTCAATCTTTACGATTAGAAATTACCTTTACAGGATGGATCTAAAGAGGTACAAAGTAAAGAAAACCATAAGTCAAGACAAGATAGATAGAATTAAGGTATTGATTCAATTCAATAATGGAAGTGACTTGGATTACAGTCACAATGATGTAGCAGACGATTTAGGGATAACGATTAACGAGGTTAAAGAAGCGATTAGAGTAATAGAATATGAGCGAGCAAGAAATTTTAGAAAGCATAATCGAGGGGTGGAGGGATAGAATTCCATTATCTGCCATAGCAAGGAAATTGAATCTGACTTACGGTCAGGTTCGTTTTCGGCTTAAAAAATTGGATCTGGTTGATTGAACTTAAACAAAAAAAATATGAAAGATTATTTAGGGAAAATAGAAAAAGAAATGATGTCAAGCGGTTATTTAGAAAAATCTTTAAAACGTGCTGTTATTGAAATTACTGAGGTTAATATTCAATTAATGCAAGTATCTGGTAGGTATTTTATCTATTTACTTTGTAATAAAGATGAAATTATTTATGCTGGTAGAACAATGAATTTATATGCAAGGTTAATTTCTCATAAAATGTATAAAAAGTTTACAGATGTAATTATTATTGAATATTCCTCGGATAACATTTTATTTATGGAAAAGCAAATAGTAAAATTAATTAAACCAACCCTTAATAAATGCTGGGTTACATATGGATTATAACACAAAGATATGCCATGTTTCAATATGGCTTATCGACTGTTACCAGTCAGTCATTTATCAAAAAAACATAATCAATACTTTTCAAAATTTGCAAAGGTTTTGAAAGGTATTTTGCAAGCAAAAACGCGGTTTAAATACTATTCAAGGCAGTTTTTAGCCTTATTTGCAAAATTGCGTTGCAAAATGAAAAAAAATAAAAAATTAGAGATACAAAAATATTTATTTCTAAAAACCTTTGCATTTTGCAAATCCACCAAAAAAAGGGCAAAAATCAGCCTCCATTGTCTTGAATCGCAATAAATAGCTTGCAAAATGTTT